AACCGTCACACTGGATGCCGCTACCGGAGCCGCCGCAGGAGGTGAATCAATGGCTAACATGCAACTTATCCTTAAAGGTGAAAAGATTTGAGGATTCGCATCATTAATAACACCGACAAGCATCCGGAAGATTATTTGGATTGCTCGTTAGCAGAGTGCGGTATTTCCGTATGGGATGAGTTCGATGTGATGCGTAAAACCGCTTACGGCTATGTCGTAATTCATAACGGAGACGAATTATTTGTTCGTCGGTCAGAATGCGTGGAATTGATAGAAGAGAATCTCCGCACATCGGCAACACACAGCTAAGTATGTTCGCAATAAAGGTGAATATTGATGGCTAAATCAGCAGCAGAGCGCAAAGCCGCTCAGAGAGCCAGACAAGCTGAATCCGGTGTACGTAAGCTGGAGATTGTGCTTGATGCTCAGGAAATTGAAATGCTGGAGCGTAACTGTGCCACGCGTCGCCCCGGGCGTGCGCCTTACGAATTTGGTGAGTATATAGCGTTACTGATCCGCCAGGATGATGCACGCGTGCGCGGGCGTATAAAATCGATCAGCAGAAAACGTTGCGGTAAGTGCGGCGAGAGAGTTCCTGTGAATTCATGCCCGTGTAATGGTGACTCGCAATGCTGGGTGACTAAAGGCTGGCATGAAACGAAATTAATAGTGTGACATGTCACGAAGGTGTTATGCCAAAAATACGCTACGACCTTGAAGATATGAGAGATAACTCAGCAAATTTTCCGAAAGAGGTTAAATTTCTCATGCATAAGTATGGTTGCGCCAGGAGGGATATAGTTATCGACAGTCAGCACCCTTGCGGCGAGGATGTAATTTTCATTCGCGGTAAATGGGAAGGGTATCTTGACGAGAGTTTTTACGATGAATTTGATGGACTTTGAATACTGCCGCCAACTATGGCGGCTTTATTTTGCATGTTACTATTACCACAACGGTAACTATTACCACGGTGGTTATGATGCCTGCTGAACCTAAAACCTATAAACGCAAATCAACGCAATTTAAGCCACTAACCGCAATGCAGGAGGCTTATTGCCAGTCATACATCAAAACGCCTGAAAACCAGACTCAGGCAGCGATTAACGCAGGATTCTCCCCAAATACAGCGGCAGTTAAAGCCAGTGTCATGATGCGCGATGAACGCATTCAAAAACGGATTGCCGAGTTGATGGAGGAGCGCAACAAACGAATGCGCGTCAGTGCCGATTACGTTCTCATGCGCCTGGTGGAGATCGACCAGATGGACGTGATTGATATCCTCAACGACGATGGGAGCCTTAAGCCAATCCGCGAGTGGCCGAAAATCTGGCGCACTACGCTTAGTGGCTTTGATCTGTCATCGACCATCATGAACATGAACGAGGATTCGATAGAGACAATCCTCAAAAAAATTAAATGGCCTGACAAGGTGAAGAACCTCGAACTGATTGGTAAGCACGTCGACGTCAACGCATTCAAAGAACGCCTGGATGTTAATGTGAATGTGACAATTGCTGATCGCATAGCAGCAGCCAGGAAGCGACTCAAAGAACGTCAGGATGGCAATCAGTGACAGATGCAGCGTTATCTCCTGAAGAGCAGTTGATCGAGGATATTGCAGGGTTCACTCACGATCCGCTTGGCTATGCCCTCTATGCGTTCCCGTGGGGGGAAGATGGGACTGAACTGGCACATGCCGCCGGTCCACGTCAGTGGCAGGCTGATGCGTTCCGAGAGATACGTGATCACCTGCAGAATCCAGAGACGCGCTATCAGCCGCTTATGCTGGCACGCGCTTCAGGTCACGGTATTGGTAAATCCGCATTCATCTCAATGCTGATCAACTGGGGCATGTCCACTTGCGAGGATTGTAAGGTTGTGGTGACCGCCAACACCGACAACCAGCTACGAACGAAGACCTGGCCGGAAATTATCAAGTGGTCGAACCTTGCTATCACGAAAGACTGGTTTACCTGTACCGCTACCGCGATGTACAGCAATGATCCTGGACACGACAAGCGGTGGCGAGCTGACGCAATACCCTGGTCTGAGCACAACACTGAGGCATTCGCCGGACTACACAACGAGCGCAAACGCATCATCGTGGTATTCGATGAAGCGTCGAACATTGCGGATCTGGTGTGGGAAGTTGCCGAGGGTGCGCTAACGGACGAAGACACTGAGATTATCTGGGTGGCGTTCGGAAACCCGACGCGTAATACCGGACGTTTCCGCGAATGTTTCCGCAAATATAAACACCGCTGGAAAACTGCGCAGATTGACAGCCGGACGGTGGAAGGCACTAACAAACAGCAGTTGCAGAAATGGGTTGATGACTACGGGGAAGACAGCGACTTCGTTAAAATCCGTGTGCGCGGCATATTCCCGGATGCATCTGAATTGCAGTTTATCCCTACCGGACTTACTGACGAGGCAATGAAACGGGTGGTCACCGCTGCGCAGGTTGCACATGCTCCGGTGATAATCGGTGTTGACCCGGCATATTCAGGCGTTGATGACGCGGTGATATACCTGCGGCAGGGGCTACACAGTAAGGTGCTGTGGACTGGCAACAAGACTACCGACGATCTGATTATGGCGAAGCGTATCGCTGACTTTGAAGACCAGTATCAGGCTGACGCGGTGTTCATCGACTTCGGTTACGGAACCGGTTTGAAGTCAATCGGTGACGGCTGGGGGCGTACATGGCAACTTGTTCCGTTCGGTGGCGCGTCTACTGACCCGCAGATGCTCAACAAGCGTGGGGAGATGTTCAACTCATGCAAGACATGGCTGAGGCTCGGCGGCATGCTGGATGACCAGGAAACAGCAGACGACCTGTCGGCGGCAGAGTACAAAGTTCGCGTGGACGGTAAAATCGTTATCGAACCGAAGGAAGATATCAAGGAGCGGCTTGGGCGTTCGCCGGGTAAAGGCGATGCGCTACTGCTGACGTTTGCTTTCCCTGTGTCGAAGCGTCTGCGAATTCCCGGGCAGCAGAACCAGCAAGGCAAGGCCATCACAGATTACGATCCCTATGCTTAATCCGCTGGTGGGGATAATGTCGTTGATATCCTCTGATGAGGATAAAACAAAGCCAGCTCATCGGCTGGCTGTTTGTGACATGTCACGGTGTTATTTAATGGCATTAAATCCAGCGTTGATGGCTTCCGCAATATTGATGGCACTTGTTTTATCGAAGTGCCCATTCTGAATAAGCGCCGCATGCAGGCATTGTAACTTCATGTTGTATAAGTGTTCGCTCATGTAATCATTATCACTTTTTGCTTTAGCGTAAACAGCGCGAGAAATATCAAACACATCGCCTTTTTCCATTTCAGAACGTTGTGCTGTTATCCAGTCATGGAACGTAACGCTAGTACCATGGTCTTCGCTAAGAGTTAACCCGGCCAGTCCCTCACTCTGAATTACTTCGTAATGCATTTCATTATCAGCAAAAACGCCATAAAAAATGCAGTCTTCAGCCTGAACGATACGAGAATATTTTAATGGCCATTCATTTAGATACTTAGCCAACATATCAATTGTCTTCATGATCTCACCTTAAAAAAATGCCCGGCGAACCGGGCGAACTGGAAGCAATGAGTTATGCCTTCCGTGGCTGTACTGGTTTACAGCATGAAGTCATCGCAATGGCGTCCTGCTGTAAAAAGGGCGGTGATAGTTCTTCAAGGGAAACCATCACCGCCAAGCACCTGGAACTTCTGGCATCACGGTCCTTAGGCGTGATTCTGGCGTGGCATGCAGGATTCGAACCTGCGACCAACTGCTTAGAAGGCGGTTGCTCTGTCCAACTGAGCTAATGCCACAACGCTGAGAGCACTTAGCCTGTTAAGGCGCCACACTTTGTCGCGGCTCCATAAATGCTCTCATCGTTGTACCCTCGTCTCTTCCGAGGCGTCACACCGAATCGCCGGGATGGTGAATCCCCGTGCGCGGAATAAAACCGCTCGACTTGCACATTCCGGCTACCTGGTTCGTTTGCCCGAGCAAGGGAGGGTGCCCCTTAAACGTATCCAGACCGCTATCGTCGCATGTGCCATACGCCGTACTGCTCAAAATAAAAGCTCACTCCACCTGTTCAATTTAACGACAAGCCAGTCAGGTTAGTAACCGGAATGAGCACTTTAGTTACCTGAAAGGTAATAATTCACGCGTTAAATGTCAACCTTCTACGATAAATAAATCATATGTGGTTAAATTGGTAATAATTTAATTGCGTACGGAGTCATTGATATGTGCATGGGTAGCTCACCATCAGTGCCTGCAACACCAGAAGTTCAGGCAGCACCACAGGAGCAGGATGCCGCCGTTGTTGATGCCCGCGACGAAGAAACTCGTCGCCGTCGCGCTGCTGCTGGTCGTAGTTCTACGCTGCTTACCGGTTCTCAGGGCGACACATCAACCGCTAATACCAGCGGTAAAACGCTGCTTGGTCAGTAACCGGAGTCATTGAAATGGCGGAAACAACTAAAGAGCGATTGAACAAACAGTTCGCACAACTTGAAAGCGAGCGTCAGTCGTTCGATCCGCACTGGCGCGAGTTGAGTGATTACATCAACCCGCGTGGTTCCCGCTTTCTGACTTCTGAGGTCAACCGTAACGATCGACGCAATACACGCATTATTGATTCGACCGGGACTATGGCGGCGCGCACTCTCGCCAGCGGCATGATGTCAGGCATCACAAGCCCCGCGCGTCCGTGGTTTCGCCTGGCTACGCCAGATCCTGAAATGATGGATTATGGCCCTGTTAAGTTGTGGCTTGAGGCGGTGCAGAACCGCATGAACGATATGTTCAATAAGTCGAATCTCTACCAGTCTCTTCCGCAGTTATACGGAAGCCTCGGCACATACAGCACTGGTGCAATGGCGGTGCTGGAGGATGACGAGGACATCATTCGCACAATGCCATTCCCGATAGGCAGTTACTACCTGGCTAACTCACCTCGTGGCAGTGTGGACACCTGTTTTCGCAAGTTCTCTATGACTGTTCGTCAGCTTGTTCATGAGTTCGGGCTAAATAACGTCAGCGAATCCGTAAAAAGCATGTGGGAAAGCGGCACCTACGAGAAGTGGATTGAAGTGATGCATTCGGTTTACCCGAACATTGACCGCGATACATCGAAGCTGGATAGCAAGAACAAGCCATTCAAATCGGTTTATTACGAGGTTGGTGGCGATAACGACAAGTTGTTGCGTGAGTCCGGATTCGATGAGTTTCCAATTATGGCTCCGCGCTGGGAAGTTAACGGCGAAGATGTTTATGGATCATCATGCCCGGGTATGCTGGCGCTTGGACCTGTTAAGGCATTGCAGCTTCTCCAGAATCGCAAGTCGCAGTTGATTGATAAAGCCACCAATCCGCCGATGGTTGCTCCGACTTCCCTCAAGAATCAGCGCACCTCCCTTCTTCCTGGCGACATCACGTATATCGATCAGATTACTGGTCAGGATGGTTTCAGGCCTGCTTATCTGGTTAACCCCAGTACAGCAGATCTGGTAGCAGACATTCAGGACACCCGCCAAATCATTAACAGCGCCTACTTTGTCGATCTGTTCATGATGTTGCATAACATCAATACCCGCTCGATGCCTGTTGAAGCGGTGATCGAAATGAAAGAAGAAAAACTTCTGATGTTGGGGCCGGTTCTGGAGCGTCTGAACGACGAATGTCTTAATCCTCTCATTGACCGCGCTTTCTCGATGATGGTGCGTAAAAACATGCTGCCGCCACCGCCTGACGCGATGGAAGGTATGCCCCTGAAGGTCGAATACATTTCTGTCATGGCTCAGGCGCAGAAGTCTATCGGCCTGTCCAGTCTGGCGTCCACGGTTAACTTCATTGGTCAACTTGCGCAAGCGAAACCAGAAGCTCTCGACAAACTCAACGTTGATCAGGCGATCGATGCATTCGCTGATATGTCCGGAGTGTCTCCAACCGTCATTGTTCCGCAGGAACAGGTTGAGCAGGCTCGCCAGCAACGGGCACAGCAACAACAGCAGCAACAAATGATGGCGATGGGGATGGCGGCGGCACAGGGTGCCAAGACGCTAAGCGAAGCTAAAACTTCGGATCCGAGTGTTTTGTCAGCTATGGCGAATGCAGTTAGTGGTCATGGTGGGCAATCACAATGACAGATTACGAAGACGATCAACTGAAAGAAGAAAACGCCCGTAAGCAACGTGACATGGCGCAGCGTGAAATTGATGACATTCGCTTTGTCATGAGCAGTGAACAGGGGCGTCGCGTTGTCTGGTCGGTGCTGGAGAAAGGCCGTGTGTTTTCCGCTATCTCACCGATGGACGCTATGGCAATGGCATTTAATGAGGGGCAACGCAATCTGGCGCTGGAACTGTTTCAGCGCGTTATGGCGCATTGCCCTGAACAGTATTTGAAGATGGCCAAAGAGGCCAGTGAACAGGAGTGATCATGAATTTATTTGAGCGTTTGCTGTATCGCCGTCTTTGCAATGAGCAACCAGTCGATGGTGGAGCAGCTCCGGCTGCGTCAGAACCGTCAGCGCCTGCAGGTGATAACCCTGCTCCAGTTGGTGATCCATCACAACAGGAAGGTGATAAGACACAACCTGTTGCTGATGGCGATAAACCTGCTGATGACAAAAAGCCTGAAAGCGATAAGCAGGGTGAAAAAAAGGACGGCGATAAACCGGAGGGGGCGCCTGAGAAGTACGAGTTTCAGGCTGCCGAAGGCGTAGAGCTGGATACAGAAGCGTTGAAGGAATTCGAGCCGGTGGCGCGAGAACTTAACCTGACCAACGAGCAAGCGCAAAAGCTGGTTGATGCTTATCCGAAGATTCTGGCAGGTGTTCAGCAGCGCCAGGCAGAAGCCTGGCAGAAAACAACCGAGCAGTGGGCTGCGGATGTAAAAGCTGACAAAGAAATCGGTGGCGACAAGTTGATTTCTAACCTTAGCGCCGCACAGCGTGCGCTTGACCAATTCGGGACACCTGAACTCAAAGAGTATCTGAACACCACCGGGCTGGGTAATCACCCTGATCTGGTCAAAACGTTCGTGAAAATCGGAAAGGCGATGTCTGAAGATGGCATGGTCACCGGTGGTAATGAAGGCCAGCGTAGTGCGGCCGAAGTGCTCTATGGCAAATAAGAGAGGAAATGACAATGGCTGTTAAAGGCTTAACTGCGCTAACGCTGGCTGACTGGGGTAAGCGCGTCGATCCAAACGGGAAAGTCGATAAGATTATCGAGCTTCTCGGTCAAACTAACCCGATCCTTCAGGATATGCCTTTTGTCGAAGGGAACCTTCCTACCGGACACCGAACCACCATTCGTTCTGGTTTACCTTCAGCTACCTGGCGTTTGCTGAACTATGGCGTACAGCCAAGCAAATCAACCACAGTGCAGGTAACCGATTACGTTGGCATGCTGGAAACCTATGCTGAAGTCGATAAATCACTGGCTGATCTGAACGACAATACCGCTGAATTCCGCCTGTCTGAAGACCGCGCATTTATTGAAGCGATAAATCAGCAGATGGCGCAGACGCTGTTTTATGGTGATTCCAGCGTTAACCCTCAGCAGTTTATGGGACTGTCCTCCCGCTATTCCAGCCTGTCTGCGGGTAATGCTCAGAACATCATTGATGCTGGTGGCACGGGTACAGATAACACCTCAATCTGGTTAGTGGTGTGGGGCGAAAACACCGTGCATGGCATCTTCCCGAAAGGGCAGAAGGCTGGCATTCAGATGGAAGATAAAGGCCAGGTGACACTGGAAGATGCTAATGGCGGCAAGTACGAAGGCTACCGTACCCATTACAAATGGGACAACGGACTTGCTCTGCGTGACTGGCGTTATGTTGTTCGCATTGCAAACATCGATGTCAGCAATCTTTCAGAACCTTCCTCTGCCGCAAATATTGCGAAGTTGATGGTTAAAGCACTGCATCGCATTCCAAATCGTGGCATGGGTCGCCCGGTGTTCTACATGAACCGCACTGTAGGCCAGGCTCTTGATCTGCAATCTCTGGAGAAAACATCTCTGGCGATCAGCGTAAAAGAGACAGAAGGCGAGTGGTGGACTTCATTCCGTGGTGTACCAATCCGTGAAACTGATGCGCTTCTGGAAACAGAAGCCCGCGTGGTGTAACGCCTGTTATTAACCTGTGGGTCGTAACAGACCCACTAATGGAGAAAGAAGATGATCACCGACAAACTGTTGATGTTCTCCGAAGCTCAGGCGGTAACTGATACCGCGGCTTCTACTGACGTAATCGATCTCGGTCCAATTGATGGAAACCGTCGCGATATCGGTGTGGGTTACCCGCTTGAGTTTTGGGTGCTGGTTAACGAAGCCGCCACGGCAAGTGGTGAGGCAACTGTAAACATCCAGTTGCAGACGAGTGAGAATAACAGCTCTTGGACCACTATTTATGATAGTGGTGCGTTGGCAAAGGCCACCCTGACAGCAGGTAAGCGAGTTGTTTCTGCAAAGGTGCCAGCCGGTGTTCAGCGATATCTGCGTGTTAACTACTCCGTCGCAACTGGCCCACTAACGGCCGGCAAATTCACTGCGGGTATCAGTCTGGATGTTGATGCCAATACGCCGTACCCGATCCGCTCAAAAGTAACTGGTTAAGGTGATATCGATGTCAGGTGAGAAACCAAGATACCGCGTTCTGCGCCTCTCTCATATCCATAACACACTGTGGCCGGAGGGGGCAGAAATCGAATACGAAGGTGAGCCTGGTAGCGCACTGGAACCTGTTAACGATGCAGCCAGACAGGCAAAAGCAAAGGTAGCAGGAAAGGTGTCTATGGCAGCAACCAGCACCAAAATCATCAACGATGTGTCAGATGATGGTGAACTGGATAAGCTCCGTGAAGAGTACGAATTGCTCTTTAACGAGAAGCCACACCATAACGCTAAAGCCGAAACGCTCCGAGAGAAGATCGCAGATAAGCGTAAAGAACTGGGCGTGTAAGCCTCGCGAATCCGACAAGGGGCTTCGGCCCCTTTATTGCAGGAGTGTATATGGAACTCGTAAACCTCAAAACCGGCACTGACAGCTACCAGGATGAGAGCGGAGAAACCAGAACTCGCGATGAATACCCGTGGGGGCTGTGCATCACTCTTAATAACGACACATTGAATAAGCTGAAGGCGCAACCTCAGGGCGTCGGAACAGAAGTGATGATAACTGCAAAGGCTGTTATTCGAGGCCTGTCTGCCAGAGAAACTGACGATGGTGTTAATCGCAGCGCCGATCTGCAGATCACTGATATGGCGATCGCTCCTGTTTCTAGGGATGTAGAAAAATCAGCGGCTGAAACTCTGTACGGTAACGGAGGTGAGTGATGGCCTCTGTAGTAGAGATCTGTAATCGTGCGCTGTCCAATATTGGCAACAGCCGCAGTATTAACAGCCTGACGGAAGCCAGCAAGGAAGCGGGGGAATGTTCGCTGCACTTTGAGGCCTGCCGTGATGCTGTTCTTTCTGATTTTGACTGGAACTTTGCTACCAAACGCGTGGCGCTTGCAGATACGAGCAATCCACCGCCTGACTGGGAATATGCGTACCAGTACCCGTCCGATTGTCTGCGCATTACTGAAATTATGCTTCCTGGTGTACGCAATCCAACAGCAGCAATGCGCGTTCAGTACGAAGTTGGTGCAGACACCAACGGAACAGGAAAGTTGATCTACACAGACCAGCCGCAGGCATGGCTCAAGTATGTCTCTCGCGTTTCAGATGTGAACATGTTTGATGCCATTTTTATGGAGGCGTTGGCCTGGCGTCTTGCGGCAGCTATTAACATGGCGCTGACTGGGAATGCAGACCTCGGTACGTTTGCCCTCAATATGTACAATCGCGTGATTCTTAGTGCTGGCTCGCATAGCCAGAATGAATCACAGGAACCACAGCCACCGGTTGACGAGTTTACCATTGCGAGGTTGTCCTGATGGCTATCAGTTGGATCCAGCCCAGCTTTGCCGGTGGTGAGATTGGACCGTCGTTGTACGGTCGTATCGACATGGCGAAGTACCAGGTGGCATTGCGCAAGTGCGATAACTTTATCGTGCGGCAGTATGGCGGCGTTGAGAATCGACCTGGTACGCGTTTTGTCGGTGCCGCCAAATACCCAAATCGGAAATGCCGCCTGATCCCGTTCCAGTTCTCGACGGTTCAGACTTATGCTCTGGAGTTCGGACACCAGTACATGCGCGTTATCAAAGATGGTGCGTTGGTGCTGAATAGCAGCAATGTTATTTATGAAATTGCCACGCCATATACTGAAGCCGATCTGTTCCGAATTAAATTCACGCAAAGCGCAGACGTGCTTACGCTGGTTCATCCGGCATACCCGCCGAAAGAGTTGCGCCGCTATGCGCATGACAACTGGCAACTGGTTGATGTGGTAACGAAGAACGGGCCATTTGAAGATATCAATATTGACGAGTCAGTGACGGTTTATGCCAGCGCCAGCACCGGGACAATTACGTTAACGGCAAGCGCCTCAATTTTTGGCGCGGAGCAGGTAGGCAAATTGTTCTATCTGGAACAGCCTGCAGTGGATTCTGTGCCGGTATGGGAAACCAGTAAGAGTACGTCGATTGGCGATATTCGCCGTGCAGACAGTAACTACTATCGCGCCGTTACAGCAGGCAAAACAGGCACTTTGCGCCCTTCGCATACAGAAGGCACATCATGGGATGGCTGGGGCGGATCCGGTGATGATGATACCGGCATTGAGTGGGAGTATCTGCACAGTGGTTTTGGCATTGCCCGTATCTCTGCTGCAAATGGAACTACTGCAACTGCCGAGGTGATTTCCTATATCCCTTCGCAGGTAGTTGGCGAGGATAATGCCAGCTATAAATGGGCTAAATATGCCTGGAACAGTATTAACGGTTATCCTGGCACTGTTGTTTATTATCAACAACGCCTTTACTTCGCCGCATCGACTGCGTTCCCTCAGACTATCTGGGCCAGCCGTACCGGGGATTATAAGGATTTTGGCAAAAGCAATCCTACGCAGGATGACGACAGAATTATCTACACCTATGCCGGGCGTCAGGTTAATGAGATCCGTCACCTGATTGATGTTGGTTCGCTGGTGGCGCTGACTTCCGGAGGTGAGTACGTCATCACTGGCGACCAGAACAAAGTGCTTACCCCATCATCATTTGCATTCAGCTCTCAGGGATCAAATGGCTCGAGCAATGTCCCACCAATTGCCGTGGCGAATATTGCTCTGTTCGTCCAGGAGAAAGGCAGTGTTGTCCGTGATCTGGCCTACTCATTCGATGTTGACGGCTATCAGGGGAACGACCTGACCATCCTTGCCAATCATCTTTTTCAGAAGCACAGCATTGTTGACTGGTGCTTCTCGATTGTCCCTTACTCCAGCGCCTTCTGCATTCGTGATGACGGTAAATTACTGGTGATGACCTATTTGCGTGATCAGCAGGTTTTTGCATGGGCACCACAATCCAGTACCGGAAAATATGAAAGCACATGCAGTATCAGCGAAGGCAATGAAGATGCGGTGTATTTCGTCGTTAACCGAACCGTTAACGGGCAAACAGTGAGATACATAGAGCGACTGTCCAGCCGTTTATTTACCAGCGATGAAGATGCTTTCTTTGTTGATTCTGGCCTTAGCTATGATGGAAGAAATACGTCTGACAGAACGATGACCATCACTGGTGGTTCTGGTGAATGGGATTACCGTGCGGAATATACAATCAGTGTTTCTGGTGGTGCGTACTTCACCAGTAGTGATGTCGGCGCGCAACTACAGTTCCCTTATACCGGAACTGATCCTGATACTGGCGATGAAGTGTCAAAAGAATTACGTTGCGACATCATTTCTGTAACCAGCAATACCGCTGTAGTGGTTCGTGCTAACAGGAACGTCCCGCCATCCCTCAGGAATGTGGCTACCACGAACTGGCAGATGGCGCGCCGGACATTTGGAGGCCTGTCTCATCTTGAAGGCCAGACCGTAAACATTCTCTCTGATGCGAACGTGGAACCACAGAAAGTGGTTTCCGGAGGTGCCGTCACGCTGGAATCACCTGGGGCTGTTGTGCACATCGGCCTGCCAATAACTGCTGAATTCGAAACACTGGATATCAACATTAACGGACAGGAAACGCTGCTGGACAAAAAACAGGTGATCCCGTCCGTTACTCTGGTTGTGAATGCCAGTCGCGGCATCTGGGCGACTACGCCCGGCGGTAAATGGTACGAATATCCACAGCGTGAATTCGAGTTCTACGATGATCCTGTTGATGACGCTACCGGAAAAGTAGAAGTGAAACTGGACAGTAACTGGGGCAAAAACGGACGTGTAAGAATCCGTCAGCTTGACCCGTTGCCGCTGTCTGTTCTTGCCGTTATTCCTCGTCTTACTGTTGGGGGATTCTGATGATCGATGTTCGAGTTATTCCCGCCACCGAAGAGCATCTTCAGATGATTTTGCCGGATGTTCGTCAGGCTGATATTGACGAACTGTATGCGGTATCGCTGATGACTACCGAAGATGCGCTGCGTGTTGGTCTTCGCACTGCGACTATGGCCTGGTCAGGGTTCGCGAACGGAGAACTGGTAACCATGTTTGGTGTATCTCCGGCGTCAATGATCGGTGGCAATGGTACACCCTGGCTGGTCGGAACCAGCCGTATTGAAAAATATCAGAAGACATTTCTTCGCCACTGCCGACCTGTATTGCAGCAGATGCTGGCAGTTTATCCGCGCCTGGAAAACTACGTCGACGAGCGAAACCATGTTGCCAAAGCATGGCTGCACTGGCTTGGATTCAGGCTTGAAGAAGCCGCGCCTTATGGTGCTCTTGGTCTTAATTTCCACAGATTTCACATGGAGAGAAAATAATGTGCGATCCGGTTATTGCTGGTGGCGCAATGCTCGCCATGAGTGGCATTCAGGCATACACCCAGTACCAACAGGGAAAGTATGCCTCGAAGGTTGCAGAAGCGAACGCAGATATAGCCACTGCTCAGGCAAATGATGCAATAAACAGAGGTAACGCTGAAGCTGAGCAACGGCGCAGAGAGACCCGACAGCGGCTTGGTACTCAAGCGGCGACAATGGGGGCGACCGGCGCCGATTTATCTACCGGTAACGCGCTGGATATATTTGGCGACACTGCCCAGTTTGGCGCTCTTGATTCGCTGACGACGGTGAATAACGCGCAACGCGAGGCTTACGGTTATCAGGTTCAGGCTGCCAACTATAAAGCAGAAGCCAGTTCAGCCCGTAAACAGGGGAATGTGGGAGCAGCAACAACATTGCTCACTGCGCCTCTGAAGGCATACGGTGCGTACCAGATGTTTGGTGGGACGTGGAGTCCGTTTACTCAAAGCACTCCTGCGCCAATCGGGGCAGCAGCAGGAACCAGATTACCCGGAGGATTATAATGCCAGTCGTACCAACAGTATCCGGACGTCAGGTTGAGAGTCGTGGAGTTCAGTCAGCAGGCTTGCAGACGTTTTCTCAGCAAGGTATTGGTGATGCTTTTGTTCGGGCAGGGACAGAGGCAATTGATGTTTTGGGGCAGGCAAAACAGCGTGCCAATATCGCTCTGGCTCAGGAGGCATCTCTTAACCTCAGTCAGATAAGCAGCGATCTGCTGAATAATCCTGAAACAGGATTGCTTAACCTGAAAGGGAAAAATGCTATTGGAAAAGGCCATGAGTATACGCAGCAGTTTGATGCTCAGGTCGAACAACTGGCTATGTCTCTGCCGGATGAACAGGCTCGTAATGCTTTCATGCAGCAGGCGCAGCAGCAGCGCATTCAGTTCACTACGCAGGCCGGGCGACACGAGATAGGGCAAATTAATGCCTACGAAGAAGGCCAGTTTCAGGCGACACTGCTGAACAATGGTAAAAATGCCGCAGCATTGTATGGCGACAACGCCGCATACGTATTGGCTAACAAGCAAACTTTCCAGCAAATTGAGGAGTACGGTGTTGCACATGGCTGGAGCAACGAGCAAATCCAGGCCAAGAAAATCGAGTTTAAAGAGAAGGTTGCTGATGCTGCATTGTCCCAGTGGTCGGCAAACAATGCGACCGCATTCATCCAAAGTAATGGCGAGTTAAGTGATACTGCTGCTGGAGCTCGCCGTGCTGTAGCAGATAGTGACTCTTCCGAGCGTGCCCGTGGCATACGCAACAATAACCCAGGAAATCTCGAATACAGCAAAACTAATCCGTGGGTAGGCCAGACCGGTGATGATGGTCGATTTGCTAAATTCGAAACACCTGAACACGGGATTCGTGCATTAGGGCGGAACCTGATGTCGTATCAGAGGCAGGGTATTGATACCGTCAGCGAGATAATTAATCGCTGGGCACCGCCTGCTGATAAAAATGACACTATGTCGTATATCAAAGCGGTGTGCGAACAACTTGGCGTTTCTGCTGATGAGCCTCTCGATGCATCAAATCCTGATACCTTGAAGGCGCTTTGTGCAGCCATTATCCATCATGAGAACGGTAGCCAGCCATACAGTGATCAGCAGTTAACTGCTGGTGTCAGTGCAGCACTTGGTTTATCAACAATTCCAACCAACACCAAACGCTATACCGGTAATGCAGCATTCGATGCGGCATCTCCTGAGGCGCAGGCAAGTTTTATGCGACAGGCGGGTCAACTGCGTCGGCAGCAGCAGGCTGAATATAAAACGATGATTGACAGTCAGGTTCGCGATGCGACAGCTGCGTATATGCGTGGCGTTGAATTTCCTAACCCACCTGGTGAGGCTGATTTTATTGCAGCTTATGGAGTAAGAGAAGGAAACCTGCGATATACCGAGTTCAGAAATACGCAAATCGCCGGACAGTATATAGGCTCTTTCCGCAACATGCCGACAAGCAGCATTACAGCATATGTTGAGCAATTACGCCCGGATACTGGTGAGACAGGGGAGGGTTATGCGGCACGAGCCGCTCTTTATGACAACGTTGTGTCGGCTGCAAGTCAGGTGATAAAGCAGCGACAGGCTGATCCTGTACAGTTCTCTCTTGCCGCCGGACAGGCAAAGCCTATCGACATGAGCAATAAGGATAACTTTGGACAGAGCGTTGCCTTGCGTGCTGCTCAGGTCAGTGACCTTGCTAAGTCATATGGCACTCCACTGACGTTCTTTTCCAAAGACGAGGCCAATCAGATCGGTGTTTTCTTTCGTGATGCGCCCGTTTCCCAACAGGCAGCATATCTCGATACCATCAGGCAGAGCACTGGTGGTGGGCAGGTGTATATGTCAGCACTACAGCAGATCAGTGCCAACGCTCCATCTGCTGCCGTTGCCGGGATACTGATGGATAAGCCAGGTGGTATTTTGGCAGAAAAAAACTGGTTTAATCCGGATGTTTCCGTGTCTCCAGAAACCGCTGCGCAGACAATTCTTGCTGGCGCGGCGGCTCGTAAAGGTACTGATGACGCGAAAGGTATTCCGATGCCTAAAGATGCTGATCTTCGCCTTGAGTTTTCTGACATGGTGAAGGATGCATTTGCTGGTGATGCTCAGGGGGCATCAATGGCATTCGAGATCGCAAAGGACTATTACGCTGGTGTGATGGCGAAAAAAGGCGTGGTATCAGGCGAAATTGACAATGATATCTGGAAACAGGCTGTTAACGTAGCTACAGGTGGCGTGCATGACTATAACGGAATGGGGAATGTTCTTTTGCCGTGGGGAATGTCTGCAGAGCAATTCGATAAGCAGGTTAATCAGGCTTGGAATGAACAAGTTGTTGGCACAGGGATAAAAACACCGCCTGGTCAGTATGGTTTGCAAAGTTACGGCGATAGTCAGTACCTGGTGAAACTTGGTACTGGTTATCTGCTAAAAGATGATGGTTCTCCCGTTGTTCTTGATCTGACACAGAAGCGTCAGAGATTCTCCGGAGATATTCCGCAATGAGTTACTTTGGCCTTAATCCAGTAAACCAGAATCAGCAGCTTGAGGAAGCAGCATCAAATCCAGTTGGCTTTAACAGCGATGTTGGTTTTTTCGACAATGCTGTAGGAGCGGCATTGTCTGGTTTGTACTCCGGGCTGGTGGCAAAGCCAGATCAGTTGCTCTGGGCAGGGATGGATAAAATCGTATCCCCGATTGCTCAGTTTGTTAACGAAAACACCTCGCTCAATGACACTTCAGTTTCATACATTGCCGAGCAGAGAAAACTAGCAGAGCAGCAGGTTAAGCGGCTGACGCCTGATGCCGCGACAACCGGAACCGCCGGGCAGGTTCTTTATGGGTTGTTCGATATGGGCGGGCAGGCTGTTATCGGTACAACGCTCGGTGGTCCGGTCGGAGGTGCTGCGGCGGTAACTTCGCTACAGGGTTTTTCTGAGTTTGAACGGCTGACAGCACAGGGTGTTGATTTCAGGACGGCGCAGGAAGCGGGATTAGTGCAGGGTATTACTGCTGGTGCCGGAACACTGATCCCTATGAGCCTCGGGTTACGTGCTGGTGGTGCGCTGGCGGAAGGTGTGGCGGCTCAGCTTGCGCGGACGGGTGAAAGTTCAGTGCGACGCGCCGCAGCAACAGCAGTACGTGCAACGCCAGATATTGCCTATGCCGCAGGTACAAATATTGCGTTCGGTATGGCACAGCGTGGGCTTACTGCAAAAACGCTTCGTGATGGTGGCTATAGCGAAATGGCTAACCAGTATGATGTGTTGGATCGACAGGCAATTGCTATTGATGCTGTTCTTGGGGTGGCGTTTGGTGGTGTCGGCAGATTTATTAACTCTCGCGGTGAGGCTACAAGCACCCCCAATTTTTCACCAGTTGATGTCGATGCTGCACTGGCGGCGAATGCCGCTCATCATGCTGAAATTGATATTTCTCCCGGCGTGCCGATCAACGTGCTTTCGCGCAATTCTCACATTCAGGCTCTGCGAAAAGCTATGTCTGATGTTAGCCAGGGGAGACCTGTAGACGTTGCCAGCATTGTTGAGTCTGCATCTTTCAGTGAAATTCCTGGGCGCAAGAGTCTGCTGTCTCAGGCAGTTAATGAGGCTCTGTCATCTGTAGATGATGGAGTAACGGCGCGCGCTATAGAAAATCGGTTGCTTGAAGAACAGGCCGCGCAGCTTTTGCCGCGTGGAGATAGACAGGTTTACCAGTCTGAAATCGCTAATAGCCAACGAATTATTGAAAATCTCACTGAACAGCGTGCACAAATTCTTGCAGAAGAGCCAACCGGTAGCGGTAAAGCTTTGTCTCGTGCTCGATCAGATAAACAGGCCAGACTTCGCGATATTGACCAACGAATCCGGCAGGCACAAGAACGCCTGGAATTTTCTCGTAACGCGTTGGCACCGCATGAGCCTGGCGGTCAGTTTTTTGAAGCTCGAGCAGAACTGGCTCGGAGACAGCAGGCAGAAAGTGAACTTAATGCTCAGGCTGTTTCATTCTATAAAACAGCAGAGGTCAGGACGCCAGACGAAGTAGCTCCTTTTGAGCCTGATAAAATATTGCAACAGGCAGAACAAAAAATGATGGCGGATCAGGCAGGAGATATTGATCTGCGCATAGCTGAAGACTCGCTGCTTGAATCACCTGACATGATAATCACCGTGCTGGATGATGATGGTAATCCACAATCGCGCAGCGCGCGTGAAGTACTGGATGAAGCGAACAGGGAAAGTGAGCAGGCAATACAGGATTCCAGCCTGTTTGATGTCGCTGTGGCGTGTTTCTTGAGAGGTTAAATTAAATGAGACAGGAATGTATACAAGCGGTCCAGCAGGCGGCGCAGCGCACGTTAACGGCGCGAGAAATACAGAACATTGAAGACCGCATTTATCGAAATATGCGCTCTATTGCTCGTGATGACCCGATGTCGTGGAGACAACTTTCCGAATCAGAGCGGCTATATCGTGCAGCACAATTGGCATCTGAAGAATTACAGCGAGAAGCGGCATTAAAGAAACGTCGTGTGGCCCTCACTATAGCCGCACGTCAGAGATTGGATAAATTTATCAATAGCTATCAAGGGGCTGATGGGAAACTTGGCGCTCTTAACCGTACTATTGCTTTTAATGCAGACGGTAAATCGAATTTCCTCTCTGTTGAATCCAGAACAAAAGCCACCCGTGATTATGCATTGAGTCAATTGCAGGAGGCATTCGAAGCAGTTGATCCTCGCTTTTTTGGTCTGTTTGAAGATGAAGCGGGCGTACGTGACCTGGCATATGAAATGCGGGGGCAAAATACTGGCAATGCTAAAGCAAGAAAAGGTGCTAAGGCGTGGAGAGAAGTGACAGAGCTACTGCGCCGCCGGTTTAATGATGCTGGTGGGGACATTGGCTATCTCGAAAACTGGGGGATCCCTCAACATCATTCTATGGAAAAGGTTGGGGCGGTATCAAAGGATAAGTGGGTTAGCGATGTTATAGGTAAGCTGGATCGCAAATATTATATCCGAGCCGATGGACAACTGATGAACGATGCCGAGTTGTCTGCATTTCTTGGAGAAGCTTATAACACAATCGCCACTGGTGGGCTGAATAAGCTTACTGATACCGGAATGCGAATTTCCGGCGCACGTGCTAACCGTGGTAATGCATCACGACAGATACATTTCAAAGATGCAGATTCCTATCTGCAATATCAGCAACTTTATGGCGATCGCTCTCTATGGGAAATCATGGTCGGTCACCTGGAAGGTATCAGTAAAGATATTGCGCTGGTGGAAACATATGGCCCAAACCCCGATCATGTTTTCCGCTCCCTTCTTGATCAGGTTAAGGCAGAAACGGCAACAGCTAACCCGAGTAAAACCGGTAGCGTCGAGCGTCTGGCGAACAAAACAGAGAACTTGTACAACTTTATTTCCGGAAAAACACAGCCTGTAGCGAATCCGCACATCGCGCGATGGTCTGACAATATCCGCAACTGGCTGGTTGCCAGCAGACTCGGATCCGCGTTGCTGTCATCGTTCTCTGATCTTGGAACCATGTATCTGTCTGCGAAGGTTACCAACCTTCCAATGAACCAGTTATTTCGCAACCAGCTTGAAGCTATGGACCCAACGAACCGTACAGAACTTGCGCGGGCGCGCCGCGCTGGCCTGGCGATGGAATCTCTACTTGGCAGCGTTAACCGCTGGGCGATGGATAATATGGGGCCGTCTGTGTCTCGTTGGGCGGCAACGGCGGTAATGCGTGCCAGTGGGCTTACAGCATGGTCAGATGCGCACAAGCGCGCCTATGGCGTAACCATGATGGGAAGCCTGGGAGAAGTAGTGTCACGGACACCAGACCTTCGTAGCCTCGATGACTCTGATTTTCGTATCCTGAAAAGCAAAGGGATTACTGACACAGACTGGAGCGTATGGAAGCTGGCGCAACAGGAGGACTGGGGGAACGGTAATAATACGATGCTGACACCGGAAAGCATTATGCGTATCCCTGATTCAGCAGTTAAACATCTTGGTGAGCCTGAACGCGTGAAATTTGAGGCAATGCGTAAACTGCTCGGTGCCGTAACTGAAGAAGTTGATATGGCTGTTATTACACCGGGCGCACGTGAACAGATGTTCGTAGGGTCTGGTCTTCAGCGTGGAACATGGAAAGGTGAATTAACGAGAAGTGTTTTCCTGTTTAAATCGTTCCCTATCTCGGTAGTTATGCGTCACTGGCATAGAGCTATGGGGATGCCGTCTGCTGGTGGGCGTGCGGCATATATAGCAACGTTTTTAGCAAGCACAACCATGCTTGGTGCTCTTTCCATGCAGATTACTGATCTTATTAATGGGAGAAATCCAAAAGAAATGACCGGTGACAACATGGTTAAATTCTGGATAAATGCATTTTTAAAAGGTGGTGGGGCAGGGTTGTATGGTGATTTTCTTTTCTCTGACCACACCAGGTACGGGAGCGGCGCACTAGCGTCGATGCTTGGCCCGGTAGCTGGTCTGGTTGATGACGTAGTGAAGATTGCTCAGGGCATACCGTTAAATGCTGTGGAAGGGAAGAATGAGCAGACTGGTGGTGATCTGGTTAAGCTTGGGAAAGGTTTGATGCCTGGTGCGAATCTCTGGTACTTGAAGGCGGCTCTCGATCACATGATCTTTAATCAGATGCAGGAGTATTTTTCACCAGGCTATTTGCGTAAAATGGAGCAACGTTCGAAGAAAGAGTTTAACCAGACATACTGGTGGCGACCTCAGGATGTCACTCCGCAATAAGGAACAACAATGAAGGAATTATTGCTGTTATCGGTATTTTTGATATCCGCTTGCTCGACATCCTATGATGTTTATGACGGTGTTGATAAGGCATATTGCGACAAAGTTAAAATGGATTTTTCTCTTGCCAAGACGGCGAAGGATAGTTGTATTGATCACTACGTCAAGACTTATACCAAGCCAGCCTCATCGGCATCTGATATTGCTGAAGGTGCTGTGTTTGAGTGTAACAAGGTGATATCCATCGCAGCGAGTTCTTCATACGATGCTGCTGTATGTGCAATGGCTGAAAGAAACGGCATGTCAGTGCAAAAAATTAATAGCATGATAAGCAGTAATGACGAAGCCAAAATAAGAACTGATATCAGCTCGGTGAAAAAAGATGCCATGAACAGAGTTGTAAAATATCAGTCATCTTTATAAGTCGTGACATGTCACAGGCCGCTTTCGCGGCCTTGTTTTTAACGAATGCCACCGCCACCCGGGCGGGAATCCGCAGAACGCCCACCGCAGCGGGAGCCGTCAGCAGCAGTGTCGCTGTCGTGCTGACAACGACCGGCAAAGGCCTGAGTTGAAGCTACCAGAGACAACAAAACGAACAGTGCAGCAAATGCTTTTTTCATTGTGAAATTTCCATCTATAAGCCACCTCAATGTGGCGTCAATGAGTGTAGCACTGGCTTTTGTTTCGTCCACAAAAAAGCCCGTGGCGCGGGCTTACCAAAACTTGTACCACGGGGATTTATCCTTCAATGGACAATCCTTCCATCGTGTGGCCAACCATTCATATTCTTTAAAATATGTGTTTATGTTTTCTTTTTCTCTAATAGCTTGTATAAGAGGTAGCGCAATCTGATAGTTATTTACAACGGAGCTGTAAAATACTTCCTTAATCATGGTCTCATCATAAGTTTTCCGCTTCACGCTCACAGCCATGCGTTCGTAGAAACCTAGACAGTAAATTATTTCTCTCTTCTCTATCTTTTCTTCATCCGTAAGATCAGCCTGCCCATTGCTTGGATACATATAAGAGCGGAATGATTTGTTCGACTCGTGAATGCGGCGCATAGTAGATAGGCCTTTCTTATAATCTACATCAAACCTGCTTTCACCAAGGAATACTGAAGTGTGTACTTTTCTCGCTGTATTTACATTATAAATAATAGTAGCGATAGCTATGAACAAGCCAAGCGAAACCGCGACTGCACTTACGATTTGAGCCACAGCCATGGCAAATTGCATTTCTTCACTTAACACAAACTGTCTCCAGACATGAAAACGGGGCCTAATGGCCCCGTCATTAAACTATCCGAATGTTAAACGCCTTCGTACTCGTCAAATTTTCTCATGTGGGCTCCTCCTGTATCGGTGCCTAATCGCTATGGATCACCCGTAAGGTAATAGTACTCTATTCACCCCCCGGTCTGCAATCGTACAGAATTATTTAAAGGCACATCCCTGTGCCGCCGCCGTCAGAAGAACCCTGCCTTGTCGTTGATGTACTCCGCGTGCGTCTGGATATCACGCAGGCATTTGTTCACACCGACGATGTAGCAGAACATGGTGGTCAACTCCGCCGCCGCGCCCGATACGTCGTGCCCGTCGTCCTGTAACTGGTTCAGCAGATTCATCAGCAGTGAGTTCTCCGTCAGGCCGAGAACACCAGACGGAGAATGAATCAGGCTGCGGTAGCCGGGCTTCAGTGGGGCACTGTAGGTTTTGTTCTCTATCTTCATTGCCTGCATCACTGCTGATGCTGTGGCGTTGGCTACCTGGTCGGCAACTATCTTTATGCGTTCTTCCTGCGGGAGCGAGTTTTTAATGTAACTTCCGGTGCGGCGGATCTGAGGAAGAACCTCACCTGTAACCCATTTACGAAAGCGGTAGGGGATAGTGCCTGGTGTCACTGCGTCGCGGCAGCGGAGGATCAGTGTGTAGAGGCCTGACTCGTTGATAATATTGGTTTCACCTTGACGGCCTAAGTTAAATTTAGCCCTTTCATCATCATCAAGAGATTTTATTGACATAGTGGGGTTTGTCAGTTGAAGAGCTTTAATAACGTCTTTGGCAACAAACCAAGGATTTCCATCAATAACAATGGCTCGAATGGTGGCTTCTGATTCAAAATGAAAAACAGATGGGGTTACGTTAGCAGTCATAGTGATCACCTTTGTAGTTAGGTTAATCACCACTACCGACGCCAATCGGTTGGTGGTGAACTGTGCAGGGTTGGCGTAACCGGCTACAAAGGACCCGGCGCACCTTTCGGTGCCCCCACACAGCCCACCATAGAATAGGTGCGCTTTACACATAAAAAAACCGCTTATGCGGCATATGTGCCTCTGTAGTAACCCGGGACGCCAATCCCGGCACTGGATTTTGCCAGTGCCCGATTACTATGGCACAAGAGGAGTGCGATGTAAATTTACCGAAAAGGTAATAATAAACACTCTACTTGGTAATTGCAAACCTTATCTGGTTTGTTTTCGTAATTGTTCGGCACAATAGTCGAGATGTGTTTGCAGATCCCGCATAGACATCTGTGAGCTGGTGACGTAGTTAATCAGTGCAGTCAGTTCGGCAAGTGGGCCATCGACATTAAATCCATCCTTATCGAGATCCCGGAGTAATTTCATCAAGTGCGATCCCTCCACCAGTGACCTGACGCCTCCCGGCGTGTGAATCCTTTCGGTAAATCCGTCTTCCAGTGGATAGTGATACTGCTGCATCTTATCTTCTCCATGCAATAACTGTATATTTATACAGTATCAAATAATTTGTTTGCTATCCAGCACGTTTTGCAAATTACCCGAAAGGTAATATCTATTCGTATTTACAGTCTTTCTATCCATATGTGGTTTTTCAGGTAATAGAATAACCGGATATGCGGCGCAACGGGTGCTGCGACTATCTGGAGATTTAACATGACGGTCTCAACCGAAGTTGACCACAACGAATACACAGGTAACGGCGTTACGACATCATTTCCGTATACCTTTAGGGTTTTCAAGGAATCTGATCTGGCAGTACAGGTGGTTGACCTTGACGAAAATATCGCTGTGCTGGCTCTTGATACTGATTACACTGTCACTGGGGCTGGTGGATATAATGGCGGTAATGTAATTCTGTCGAAGGCGTTAGCTAACGGTTATCAGATTTCTATATCACGAGAGCTACCGGTTACGCAGGAAACTGATCTGCGAAATCAGGGAAAGTTTTTCGCTGAGGTGCATGAAGACGCGTTAGATAAGCTGACGATGCTGATACAGCAAGTCCGCAGTTGGTTTAGCCTGGCGCTGCGCAAGCCATCATTTGTGGCAAACTATTACGATGCTTTGAATAATTACATCCGCAATTTGCGCGATCCTTCCAAGCCTCAAGATGCAGCTACAAAGAATTATGTTGATAATATTGTTAATGTGAATATTAACAGGACATTACGGGTTCCAGATAATTTTATTGAACCACTTCCTCCAGTTCATTTACTGGAAGAAACTGTCATTGGTATCGTCAATGGTAAACCTATAGGTGTACCTGTGCCTTCTGGCAGTGCCGCAGATGTTCTTCTGCAATTATCTAGCGCAGGAGAAGGAAAAGGTGATGCATTAATTGGTGTAAGGCAGCCATTTGCCGGGGCTGTAACTATAACTCAGCATGAAAACAATGCTCTTTTCTTAAATGTAAAACAATTCGGAGCAATTGGGGATGGGAAATATCATCCATTATCTGAGAGGTTTTCTTCAATTTCTGAAGCAAAATCCTTATATCCTTTTGTTGACTCATTATCTCAGTCAATAGACTGGGCCGCGTGGCAAGCTGCCATTAACACAGGAAAGGTTATTTATGGTACTGATAATGCGTATGTAATAACTGATACGTTAACACCTGTTTCTGGTGGTGGGATAATTGGTCTTGGTGTGGGCAAATGGGTCTCTGGATATACTGCAACATTTGCTCCTGATATTACCACAGGGACCACATTCCTGATGTACGGTGTAGGAAATAAAAAATATACTGTAGATTGTGTTTCTAATATGGATGTTAGTGGTGGTGTGGTTTCTAATCCATCTTCCGAAGACCCGTATACAACAACGGCACCTGCGTCATCATATGATTTATTGGATTTTACTAACGGTGATGCTAATGGGGCTACAAGAGCCACGCTTAAACCATTCTCTGCCGCAATATTGATGCCAGAGACAGGATGTGTTCGCCTTGAGAACTTTCGTATTGTTCCATATTTCAATGGGCTGGATGGTTATAAAGACATTGCAAATACCGGTCTTGGCGATGAGTGGGATGTAGGTATTTGGTCACGTGCGTCTTTTGGCAATGAATACCGCAATTTGCAGGTGGTTGGATACTGGCGCAAGACGGCACTTTTAAAAACGAACATTCCTGTATCTGGCACGCTGGCCGCTCAGGGCGAGGATGAAAACTATTATCACTGTAGATTCCAGGGATTCAAGGGTGTTTCGATCCGCGCCCATGATGTATTCCGAATTACAGCGGTAACGTCCAGCACTATCGAAATCCCATGGTCAGCAAGCCACACCTTCGAAACGTCCGGGGTTTTAAGATCTGGAGGCAGGAATTTCACTTATTCAGGATTATCCGTATCCGGTGATAAGTTAGTATTTACTGGAGTGTCTAACGCTTCTGAGGCAACAGTAGGTTCTACTATACGGCGAAATGACATAGCTAACTTTGGTATGGCGGGAACGCAATTTTTCGATTGCTACATTACCAGCCTGTATCACCACACACATCTGCTTGCCACATCGCAATACCTGTCTCAGCCATTCAGCCGACCATCAGAGTGTATGGAGGTTTCAGGGGAACCAGTTCGCGGTGTACAGGTACATGCGGGAACCATTCAGGGATGGGATGATGTTCTTATTCATCTGCATGACTGTGGAAATATGAACTTTTACAGTACATATTTCGAAAGCCAGCAAGCATATGTAACTATAAATGGTGGCAATGCTATTGGTTATGGAGCACGTATGATAGCTTCCCGGCAATCAACAAGCTCATTACCATATGCAGCAGGGAATACGCGAGTGCTTAGAATGGTCGGGTGCTCTGAAGGCAATGGCGTTGACTGGGGTCCTGTATTTAACAACTATACAGGAGGAAGATATAATTCTGGAGACGGTGTATTTAACCCCCGCGATGCATTTATAGACCATAAATCTCTTCCTGAGCAGTCAGGAGGTGAGTCAAGACTCGTATCACAAAAAGGAAATGCCAGAGTAGTATGTGGTGTTGGTAAAACTGTACTGCTTGGACCAACGTCAGGAGATTGTAATTTACAGAGTAATACTGGAAGTTTAAATATTAGAAGTGGGATAAGAGTAAGAATCGGTCACGCTGATGGAACCGACTGGTGGTTGGCAGATGCTAATAAAATAGCTCCTGTTGATGATAATGTTAAAGCTATTGGACAGCCATCAAACAGATGCTCTGTTATTTATGCAGGAACCGGGTCAATCAATACATCAGATGAAACTCTTAAAACAAGATATGATATTCTTAATGCAGAGCGTGATGCCGCTATTGAAATAAGGTCAGTCATCTATAAATTTAAATTTAATGACTCAATTAATCACAAAGGAATTGAGTCGTCCAGGTATCATTTTGGCGTTGGCGCTCAAACCGTAGGGGATATTCTTAGAAAGCATGGTTTAAACCCTGAGCAATATGCTTTTTGGTGTTACGATGAATGGCCTGACGTATGGGATGAAGAGGTGATAACTGAAGAGAGCACAGATCCTGATACAGGTGAGAAAATTTATTCTCAATATAAAACAGGAGATATGATTCTTGTAAAAAAAGCAGGAGGACGCTACGGAATTCGCTATGATGAATTAGCCATGTTTATATTAATGTCAATGTAATAATAAATGCAATAACCCCGAATAAAACAGCGGGGTTATTGTTATTATAATAATGCTCTTAACTTCTTAAATGATATTTATATGCACTTAGATTATTAAATCTATATTATGCCTGTTATTTATGTGTTCTGTTATATGTTTTGCAGGCTCTGTTGGCAGCATTAAAGGAAATTGTATTTATGGCGAAATAGCTGGTATCGTGTTTTTATTGTGCGTAAAAATAACAGACTGCATATATTTTTGTATAAAGTTTTGGAAATGAAAACACTCAAACTTACCGCTGTGGATATGTTTTGACCATCGCGAATTGGATTGGTAATATCGGGTAACAAAAAACCATAAATGGTTTATCATGCGTAATGCTTTACTGTTCAGGAGGTAGTTATGCATATAAACGGTGGAAAACATGTCAGCTCAACTAACCAGTGAAACTTTAAATCAGTGGCTTAGCATGAGTTCTTTGGCGGCAGTGATAGCAGGAGTTCCTCCTGAGGTTGCTTTGGGGTCTTTGGCTGGGGCGGTGATTTTTGTTACCTCTGCGGTAGAGTATCCCATTCGTCGTCGCGTGCTCTTGTCGATGCTTAGCTTTCTCTGCGGACTTCTATTCTACAAACCAGCAGCATCAATTCTTATCGGCATAGCCAGCCTGATCCCTACAATCACACAGGATTCTTTCGAGAAAGGGATTGTTTTCTCTGCCGGTGCATTTGTGTCAGCAATCGTCGCTGTGCGAATTGGGATCTGGCTCTATCACCGTTCCGATAATCCACGCGAGTTAATTCCGGGGAGAAAAGACGATGGTAACTCATGAGCTTTTTTTGCTTATCACCAATGCGGTTATTTGCGCCTGTATAGCAGTTCGAGTTGCCACATTTCGGAGAAACGGTTCTCAACACAGGCGATGGGGTGGGTGGCTTGCTTATTTCCTGATTGTTGCTGCAGCCAGCATTCCAGTTCGTGTCGCTTATGCAATCTGGTTACGCACGCCAATGGCTGTGGATTTATCTGAGGTCATTATCAACGCTGTCATGCTTGCCGCGGTTATTAAAACACGCGGTAACGTTGTTCAGATTTTCAAAATATCGAGGTCTAAACATGGAGATTAAACAATTCCAGCGAGCTGCTGGTATTAGCGAGGCGCTGGCCGCACGCTGGTTCTCGCATATAACTTCTGCGATGAAAGAGTTTGGTATCAGCAAACCAGAAGATCTGGCAATGTTTATTGCTCAGGTCGGGCATGAGTCTGTGGGCTTCACCCGGTTGCAGGAGAATTTCAACTACAGCGTCAGCGGACTGGCTAACTTCGTTCGGGCTGGGCGTCTCACTCAGGGGCAGGCTAATGCACTGGGGCGACGTGCTGGTGAGCCACCATTGCCACTCGAGCGCCAGCGAGCGATCGCCAATCTGGTGTACAGCAAACGCATGGGGAACAATGCCCCTGGTGACGGCTGGAACTACCGTGGGCGCGGACTTATCCAGATTACCGGTTTGAGTAACTATCGTGACTGTGGAAACGGTCTTAAGGTTGACCTGCTGGAGAGTCCTGAACTGCTGGCGCAGGACGAATACGCGGCTCGTAGCGCGGCGTGGTTCTTCTCCAGCAAAGGCTGCATGAAGTATACCGGAGATATTGCACGTGTAACTCTGCTTATCAATGGTGGCCGGAACGGCATTGATGACCGGCGCGCGCGATACATCACTGCCAGTAAGGTGCTGGCGGTATGATCTGGGCATTCGCAAAAGCATACTGGAAACAGTTGGTTATCATGGCGATGCTTGCTGTTCTGGTCATATCAGGAGTTGTAGCCTGGAATGCACACGGCAGTCGTCAGTACGATGCCGGGTATGCGCAGGCGAAGGAAGACCGCAAAGCTGAAGATGAGATAGTTCGTCAGCACTACGAACAGGAGAAATCGATCAATGAACGTGAAGCGCAGCAGAGGATCGACCAGGCGCGCAATGATGCTCTTGATGCTGCCGCTCGCGCTGGCCGGTTGCAGCAACAACTCTTTGCCATCCGTGAGCAGCTCAGGCAGTATAACGCCATTGTCGGCGCTGGGACGTCAGCCGCAGACACCGGAGTTTTGCTTGCCGACGTGCTCAGCAAATCTCTCGAGAGAAACAGACAACTGGCAGAGTATGCTGACCGGGCAGCCGAAGCCGGAAGAGTCTGCGAAAAACAATACGACACCCTGACCAGATAGCATGGCATTTTTCATGGTACTGATTTCCTGTGACGGTATATAAAACGGTACTAGAAAAATGAAGTTTTGGAAAAATGTTATCACTCAATTGGTTATGATTGTCGTAAATAATTGAGTGGGAATGATTTTGATCCCTGCACTATGAATGAACAAAACCCTCTGTTACTACAGAGGGTTTTTTATCTTCAAGAATTATAGGCTTGAAGTTACTTACATCGATTAATTAAACCAGCTGTCCGATTTGTTCTCTTCTGCTTTGCCCACGCTTTTCATCAGATCTCGACCGCCCTCAGTCATATTCCTGTTTGCGTCAGCTTCAGATTGCACCACATCGGTTTGCGCAGCTTTGTGCTTCAGTTCCTGATCGATAAATTCGTTTTCTCGCTTAACGCGGGCTTCTTCTTTCGCCAGCGCCAGTTTTTGTTTCTGAATCTCTAAGCTGCGTAGCTCATCTTGATAACTTTGATCGCGTTTTTTGTCCGCAGAGGCTTCGGCGTCCAGTTTATCCTGACGAGCTTTCTTATTTGCCGCTGCCGTTGTCGCTCTTTTGTTAGCGGCGGCCTGGGCGTTTGCGCGACGTTGCTTCTCTTGCTGGATTTCCCTGTTGCGCTCCGCGACCCATTCGTCATGCTGCCTTTGCTCTTCATTTTTACCTTGCTGTTCCGCTTCTGCGACAGCAGAGAGTTGATCCTGCAATGATGAGGCGATAGCCGGATAGCTTAAGGAAGCTAAGATGGCGCAAAGAAAAACTTTCTTCATGACTCCTCCTGATTATTAGCTCTTTTCAGGACATTTGGTATTTGGCTGAATACGCGTTTCGTTATACGTCGTGGTAATAACAACGGCTAAACCTGTCGTAAACTGGCACTCTTTACCCACCTGGGTGGAGGTATACACTTTGGTGCCTTCCTTATACGTTAGAGAAACACCTTCCACTAAGGTTTTATCATTCACCATAGAACCCGCTGCCGCGCCAACAGCTCCGCCGCCAACTGCACCTGCCGTCGTTCCGGAATTGCTGCCAGACCCGACGTTGTGGCCAATAACACCGCCAGCGACTGCACCAATAAGCGCGCCGAAGGCTTGTGCGTTTCGTTTATTTTGGGAGTTGTCTACGGCAACTTTTGCGGGAAGAATGGAAATAATATTAACGGTTTTAGTTTCTTGTTTGGTATTCAGTTGATCGGTTTGATAAACATCGGCGGCATGATCATCAGCATTTGACTGGCATCCTGCCAGAGTGAATGACGCTAACATTACCACAGGCAGAAGACATTTTTTAAATTTCAT